CTGCTCGGCGAGGTGGGCGCGGAGGGCCTCGCGGTCCTCGGCCGGAACGCGGATCACGAACTGGTTGAAGACGTTTCGTCCCTGGTAGGGCCCCTCATCCACCTTGAACGTGACACTGATCATGTCCTTGCCGTTACTCGACTTCTTGGCCTCGGCCGAGTCGACGTGAACGAGATACGATCCCTGTGGGATCGGCTCGAAGCCACCGCCCTCATCCGCGGCGTCTTGCAGCTCACCCCAGTTGATGTACTGACCCATCAGCCCTCCTCGTACGATTGCTCTGTTGTTGCTGGTATCGCGTCTTGCATAGGCGGTGGTGACGACGGCGGTACGGCCATCGGCAACGGTGGCGCGCCGTCGTCACCACGTACCATCTCGATCATGCTGGAGATGCTTGGGTTATCGAGGTACGGGCCCAACCTACCGCCGACGCGCTCACCGGTGACGAACCCCGTCGCTGGTGCCACGTAGAGACGGTGAACCGGTACACCGTCATCACGGTTAACGATGGCCAGGTAACTGCACACGTCGACGTAGTATGGGAAGGTAATCCCGAGCTGTCCCTGGATGTGCGGCCGCCAAACTCCCTCAACCTCCTTCGCCATCGCGATGAATACGACCGCGTCAAGCGGTCGAATGGGGTTGGTGTTGAGGTCACGGAACTTCCGCACCAGGTCACTTACCACCCGAAGCAGGGCGCCCCAGTCCTGAGTTCTCATCTGCTCCGGGCCGACGAGATCGTCTACGCTGCGCTGCTGGATCTCCGAGATGGAGTCCAGCACCACGGAATTGAACGGGTGCTTGCCGCTGTTCAACCACTCGTACGCCCTGAGAACGGTGCGATACTCTCTTACGTAGACGATGGCGGAGTCCCAGCTACCGTCATACACCGGTGGTGGCTGACTCGGGTCCCAGAGCACCTTCTTGCTGGGCGTGAACCGGCTCCCTCCCTCGGCGTCGAGTACCAAACGTGGCGCCGGGGTTGTGTCGCCCATCCAGCTCTTGCCGTGCTTGGCTGGACCAAAGATGATCATGTTGAGACCGTAATTGATCAAATCGTGCCTCGTTCCTCGCTCATCCCGCCCCGGTCGCCCAGGGTGTCACGGATGTGGTCGATCGTACCACGCTCATAGTGATCATATGGGTCACGTTGAACGTGGGTCTCACCCAGGGCGTCCCAGGCCCTGGAACCATCGTCAAACAGCGGGCAGACGTTGACGAAGCTGCACCCCCAGGAGCAGTAGTCACTGGGGGTGGGGTACGCCACTCCCTGAAAGCTCTCACCGCTCTCACCGAGACGCACCAGTCGGCGCCTGGTTGTCATGACGTCCTCGGCCTCGGCGTGGACGCGGTGCCACATCGAAGTGAGATCATGCGTGTTGTAGCTGACGTGAACCTGCTCATAGAAGGGACCGGTGGCCCGCGAGGTTCGCTTCGATCGGAGAAGCATGGTGTACAGGGCACCATCGGCGCGGTCACCCGTCTCCCTGGCTCCCAGTGACTGGAGCAGGGCGTAGAACCGCATCTGCTCGTCCAGGATGAGGAGGTGCGCCTTGCTGAGGGTGCCCACGGTCTTGAAGTCACGAAGAAGCAGCGACCCGTCTAGGCGGCGGCGTACCACCTGGTCGAGCTTGCCGCGAAGGACGACGCGGGTGCCGTTTCGCAGCGTGATGTGCTGCCGCATCTCGTGCTCGGTGCTGAGCACCTCAAGCCCGGCATCGATCCCCTCCTCGGCCACCCAGTCCAGGTAGCCCTGGACCATCAGCGCGGCAAGTACCCGTTCCTTGCCCAGCGTATCGGCGCAGAACGGTTGCTCAGCCGCCACCTCGGTGTAGAGTAGATCAACTACCTCAACCGGATCGATGCCCAGGGCGTAGTAGGCCTCGAGAGCGGCGTGGACCCGGTTGCCCAGCCAGGTCACACCGGTCGGGTTCTCTCTCACCGGGTCGGGGCCATAGCCGTAGACATAGGTTAGCGCCCAGCGACGGCGGCATCCCTTGAACGCTCGAAGCTCGCTGTTCGACAGCTGGAACTCATCTGGATCTGAGCCTGAACCTGAACCTGAACCTAGGTCTAGATCGTTCACCCACCACCTCCAAGAAGCCTGATCAGCACCTCGCGATCTCGTATGATCTCTTCGATCCGCTCACCCTTCGCGGCAAGGAGATCACGCTTCCGCTCCTCGACCGTGCCGGGGGTGATCTGGTCGATGATGGTGATGCAGTCGTGTCCCTCCGCGCCGATGCGGTGGATTCGATCCTCGGCCTGCTGGTTTTGCACCTCGGAGAAAGAGCGCTGCATGAACAGCATCGTACTGGCCCGGGTAAGGGTGAGCCCCTCGGCGCCGGCACCGAGGGTGAGGAGGATCACCCGGATCTTACCGTTCTGGAATCGATCCACCGCTAGCTTACGATCCTCCGGCGACACGGCGCCGGTCACCAGACCATGAGAGATCTTCAACTCGGTGAGCTTCTTGGCAGCCAACTCGATGAGCTGACGTGACACTGCGACGACCACCAGCGGCTCATCACCCATCTCCTCCAGCAGATCAACGAGATCGTCGACCTTGCCGCTGGGAGAGGTCAGGTGAAGCTGATCGGTCTCGTCGATGCTGGCACTGGCGCTGGCGAACTGGAGTAGGCGGGTAAGTTGCGCCAACTGGCTCGGTGCGATGAGAACACTCTCCAGGTGGGTGAGCATCCTCTCTTCCATCTCGTGGTATGCCTTGGCCTGGGTGGGAGTCATCTTGGTGTGGCGGTACTGCACCGGCAGCTTGGCCGGCAGCTGCGGCAGCGCCAGTTTCTTCGGCACACGACGAATGAGTGGGTTCACCACGCTGAAGAGTTCATCGCGGTTCTCGGCCTTGATCCCGATCACCTCGGAGCCACCGAAGAGACCAAAGACCGTCTCAGCGTAGCGATCCATGAACCGCGTCTTGGCCGGGAACCAGGTTGGCTCAACCAGGTGGAGGAGGGACCACAGGTCACCGACGTGGTCGGCGATGGGCGTCCCGGTCAGGGCGAACCGATAGTTGGCCTGGTGCGCCACGGCCCACGCCGCCCTGGTCTGCTTGGCGTGTGGGTCCTTGGCCCGGTGCGCCTCGTCGAGGATTACCGTTCGATGGCCCAGCGCATTGAGTTCCTTCGGGGTGCGCTCCGTGTCGTTGAGGTGTGTGCTCCCAAACGGCGCCACACGAGAGTGAAGTCGCAGCGCCTCCCAATTGATGACGTATACGTCGGCCGGCTCAGCGAGCTGCTTGCGTCTCGTCGCGGCGCCACCATCCACCACCTGAACGATCAACTCCGGCGCCCACCTGGCAAGCTCAGTTTGCCACACCGTGAACTTGGTGCTGTTGGGACACACCACGATCGCTGGAAAGGGCGTCTCCCACACCGACTGGTCCTGGATCAGCTGAAGGGTGCGGATCACGGTTGCCGTCTTGCCCAGCCCCATGGGCTGGGCCAGGATGGCGCGCTGATTAGTGATCAAGAACTCGGCGTCGACCACCTGATATGGCTTAAGCCTGAGCGCCGACTCAGCCTCGATCAGGTCGAGACGCACGTGCTTGAAGTTTGGCTCAAGAAGATCACGAAGACGGTTGACCTCGTCCACCCGGGTGTCCCTGATGTTCCAGGCCCACTCAGCGAGCTGCTCGCCTACCTCGAGCCGATCACCGAACAGGCCACGGAGGATGACGCACGACGGCCAGCCAAGTGGCACGTACCAGTGACGACGGCTCGCGTCCCAGCGGGCACCGGGAACCTGCAGCATGAGACCACGATCTTGAAAGTTGGTCTCCACGATGATGACATCTCTTGCCGCGTTGAGATCAACCCTAGGCATCCGACACCACCGGTACTCTCATCTCTTCTCGCTCTCCTCACTTCCTCTACCAGGTCAATCATACCACTCGACGGGCTCTTAGGGGGCGTCTGAGAGGTTACAAACCTCGTTTCCGATGACGCTGGAGCACCACTGGTGACAGCGCCTGCAGACCGGGCCCAGCTCGTCGATGCACTCCTGACACGGCCCATCAATCCAGGTTCGG